AAAAGTAATTTTGTCTTTTGGTGGTGCCAAGGCAGCAAAACTTTTGGCCTTGGCAGGATTCATTTTTTCTTTGATAGGACTTTGTTGACCCAGGCGTTGTTGAGCACGTTTTAATCCTTCAGGACTTGTGGGGCTCTGTGTGCGTTCCTTGTCAAGATCTTGTAGGGTCATTCTGTTGCCTGGACGATTCACTGCAGGGATCTGACTCTTGTCTGGGCCTGCTTGATATGCACCTTCGTCTACTTCTGTGTTGTCATACTTGTCATACTTGGCACGAACAGGATCCAGTGCCTTGCCTTCGCGGCCAGCTTTGGCCAAGGCTTCCATACCTTGTTTTCCGTATTTTTCGTAACCCTTGGCAGCACGGCTCATGTCGCGCTCATTGAGTTGTTTTGTTTCTGGTGCGTTGTTGACAGCAGCCAGGCGTTTGTTTAAGTCATAGAAAAATGTCATTATATTATCCTCTTGGTTTGGCGCCAGTTGCTGGCTTGGGTTGTCTCTTGATGTTGGTCATTGGGCTGGTTGTGCCCATTGGCAAATCATTTGTAGTTTTGGCAGGTGGAGTTTTGCCGCCGGCTACTGTGAAATTTGAACGGTAGGCATTCTTCAAAACCACATGGTTGTATGGATCTGCAGAATAATCTTTCTTGAGATTCTTTTGCATTTTGTCATCTGCTGGATAGTCTGGATCGTCTAACAGATCTTTGTTTTGGTCTGTAATCTTGACCGACTCTGCATCAAGACTTTCTTCGTATGGTGTGGTCATCATCACAATACGATTTTCGTCTAGTCCCAGCAATCTAGCAATCTGTTTGATCTGTGGCTCGATAGCAGGGTACTTAAACTCTACATCTACTCTTGTGACAGACTGATTGGGGAAAGCAGGAAAGTCAGGAATCACAGCACGTACTGGTGTGCTCTTGGGGGTTGACATTTTGACAACGTCAAATTGATCAAGTTTTTCTTCAAATGTTTTGAAGAAGCCCGGGGGAATATCACCTACCACTTTGATGCGGTATTGATATGTACGTTCACTTTCTGCGAGATATTTTGCAAATGGTTTCATGTCAGTATCCTATTGTATATTTATACTTTTCCGTTATTTTGGTCTTTACCCTTGAGCAAACGTTCCAATAAATCATTGCGATTCAGCACTTGTCCTTGTGCTGTTGCTAGTTGTTGTTCCTCAGGAGTCTGCTGATCCAGTCGCATTTTCTTCAACTGCAGATCAATCACCTTGAGTTTTTTGTTCATTTTGGCTGTTTTAGCAGTTATAGCATGTCCTAGCATGGTGCCTGCCACGTTGAATATCTCGCTGGCAAAGCGTGAGTCTACCTGCATGCCAAGATCCATGAGATCTTTGTAACTGTCTTTGGCCAAGTCTGCAAGTTCATCCATTTCACCATCACTGGCGTCAAGATCTCGCACTGCCGGCAATGCTGAATCAATCTTGTCAATGGCATCATCTATCACAGCCAGTTGCGCCCGTGTTTCTGCAATGGTAGGGATTTCATTTTCTGTTTCAATTTCAACAGAAGAGGGTAGGTCAAAAAGGTCTTCTAATTTCCGCGTCATGCGGATATTTATGGGTCAGTTACGACCATTGGCAAACATATCGTTTTCGGTGATTACTCTAAACGCTAGCCCTTGGCGGGCACACCACTTCTGGGCGGCCGCCCATTTGGCGTAGTTAACAGCCACTACAGCACGGTCACGGCTGCTCATTTTGCTTTCAATCACACTTTGCTTTTTGGGTTTGATCTCAATCAACTCTGCTTTGACTGTGTTGTTTTTTTGGCGGTATGTGATCAGGAAGTCAGGCACGTAATTGCTTTTCTTGCCTGTCACCGGATTCATGTAGGGTATGGCAATACTTTCGCTAGCCCACTGTAGTACATTATCGTTAGTATCGCAAAAACGCATAAAGCTGTGTTCCCATCCTGAGCGATATCTAGGTACACCTTTGCCCACATACTTAGAAGGGTTCAACACCACGTACTGACCTTGTGCCCAACGACTCATTGTAGTACTAGTCTGGCTGCGTATTGATTAGGAACTGTGCTGGCGTTTATGCCCAGCAGTGTAGCTCGGCTACGTATTGAGTTGAGATAGTAGGCCAGGCTTGCTGTGAGATTCAATCCTGTTTGGCCTTTCATTGCGTCTAACAACGTCAGTGCAGGTACACGAGTTTCTTCTGCTACTCTAAACAGACTCACTGTGAAGTTGCCAGCAATACGAGCTGTGGCCATTACAGATCTAAAGTACGAATACACAATATCATACTCGTCTGCAGGAACATTGACATCGTAGTTGTAAAAGCTGTCAAACACTCTAACAGTTAAGTCTTTGTTATAGTTGGTATAATTTACTGTGCTCATACACCACCGCCTGCAATTTGTCCTTGGTTGATTTGATTCACTGTGGCGGTGTTACGTGCCGCGGTTGCTGTTGGGAAAAACACTCCATCAGCTTTGTTGGCCACACTGCGAATGGCGCCAGGTAAACTGCCCACAATCACTTGTGTACCAATTGCAGTGACTTCTGATTTGACAATACTCTTGAGATTTTTGCCTTTGAATGTATTGTAAACTGTGCTGGCTTTTTGTGCCGCGCCAAGTAGTCCCAGTACAGAACCTGACTGCAAGTCGCTGGAAATGCCGCCAGCAACATCTAATATGCCGCCTTGACCCAAAATAGTAGCTGTGGTACCAGGGCGAGCCAACGGACTTGGAGTTGTGTCGTAGTGTGCTGGATTAGCAAAGCCCGGAGCAGACTTGTTGGGTGCGCCTTGCTTGTACTTCACAGTTTCGTAAGCAATGGTCATGGAGTGTTGCATGAGTCCGTTGCCTTGACTGTAGTCATAGGTGTCATGTGCCCAATTTGAAATCAACGGATTGATCAAGATGTACTCAGCAAACTTGTGCTGATAGTCAAATCCAAAAATTCTAATGTCTGAGAAAAACGGAGGTTTACCTGATGAGCTTGTTGTGCCATCGTCAATTGCTTCGCCAATATAACCCCAGTCGTTAACACCGCCCATGCGGTCTTGATTGTAAATGTCTCGACCGTTGTAGCCAAATCCTTTGGTACCGTTGCCTTCAGCACCCATGCTGCCGTTGTTGTTGTTGGTAGAGCCATAGGCCTGACTGGCATCTTTGTAGTAGTAGCTGTAGTAGTTGTACCACATGTTACGCACTAGATCTGATCCGTCATCGTGGAAAGTGATATTCACAGGATCATAGTTGATCTTGGTTTGAATCACACGCTTACGATTGTATTGATTGAGTGTTTCTGTGGCAATAGTGTACTTAGGCAAGTCAACTGTTTTAACAACCAAGCTGAGATTGGCCAGGTCTTGAAGACCAATTGCACCACGTATTTTGGGAATTACTGCTGAATTGATTGTAAACGCCACATGAAATAAAAATTTAAATCGTGGTTTGAGTTCGTAACCGTTGGGAGTAAACACACGGTTTGCGTGATCGTAACCACGCAATCCATCTACTGCGCTAAATCCTTTGAAGATCTGCTGACCAAATGTTGCTAACGATGATGACATTAGTTAGTAGCCCAGGTTATGGGTTAGGTAGTCCCAGCACCTGTAACAACATCGCCTAGTGTTCGTCCAATAGCACCACCAATACCAGCACCGCCAGATCCTGATGGGATTTGGTTGGCGTTATCATAAGCAATGCCCAAGTTGATTGTAACAACTGCGCTTTCAGCATAGCTCAATTGCCCGTAGTCTGCTGACTTCAAGTAGCAGCCATACAATTCCCAAGTTTCAAGAACTGTAGGTTCCGAAGAACCGTTGCCACCGTCTAGGATTTCCAAACGTGTTAGGAACTTGTAGTCAATACCAGAACTGGCTGAAGCCATTTCTAAGAAGTCCATTTGTTTTTGCAGTTGAGATCCAACTAACTTGCTCACTGAACCAGATGCGTCGTCACGAATTTCGCAAGTGACGTCAGCCCATGTAGGTTTGCCGGCCAACTTCAATGTTGAGTTGTAGATTGGTATAGTAATGTCTTCAAAGCTCAGATTAGGTCTAGTGAAAGTCATTACCTGTTTTGTTAATTCAGTAGTGGGGCTTGCGCTGGCGCCAAAATTCTCAAAAAACACACGAAAGCGATATTTGAGTTTGGGCATCAACAAGCCCTGATCAGCCTGGCCGCCCAGTGGAACTGACATTCTTGATAGTGATGAACTTGCCATTTTGTTGGTATCTCCTGTTACTTTTATTTACCTGAAATGGTGAGTGAAAAATCACTCACCATTTTCATTAGGCTGCCTGTCCTGATATCTCGCCAGTGTTCTTGATACGCAATGGAATGTAGATAAACTCCACAGCTTTCACTGGTTCAATAGCAATATCCAGCCACAACTCGTTGCGGTCAATACGTGCTGGAGTATTGTTACTCAAGTCACAAACCACCAAGTAGTCATAGATACCACGCTTGGCCACCAAGTCAATCATCAAGCTGTTGACTGTGTTGGTGATTTCAGCACGAGTAATATCGTCATTGGGTTCAAACAAATACAGTTTGCCAATCTCTTCAAGTCTACCACGCAAGAACGCAACTAATCGTGACACGTTAATGCGATCCAGTGCGCTGGTAATGCTTGTTGTGGTCTTGTTACCAAAGTTAACAATACCCACGCCAGGGATAAAGGTAATTGGGTTGATGTCGTTTTCATATAACACATCACGTAGACCTTGGCCCAGGGCCAACTGTTGGAATTCACCAGTGGCTGCATCAATATAACCAATAGCAATAGCGTTGTCAACTACACCACGACGTGTACCGGCTGGTGCTAGCCATGGATAGCTCACTGCATCACTGCGGATAATAGTGCGCATCATCATGTGACTTGGTGCTGTTACCACTGTGTTGCCCGACAAATCTGTGGTCTGGCAACTTGGATAGAATGTACCCAGGTACTGGCTGGCAGTTACCAAGCCGTCTTCAGTTCGGAAACCTAATCCGCCATTGTTTGTGGCCCAGGCAGCAAGCTCGGTACCTGTGGCTGGCAAGCGCATTGGTGTGTCGCCCACAACAAACAATGTGTTGTTGCGCTCATTGCTGAGCGCAACCATGTTAGGAATCAACTCTGGATAAGCTGTGGCAGCAATCAAGCTAAACTGATTTTGTTCTTCACGTGCTGCTTCACTGGTATCAATGCCTGCTTTCATTGCCTGCACAATCAACTGACGTTGTGCTTGACGACCTGACCACATGGCGCCATCATCTCTGTTGCCAGATGCTGTGAGCCACGTGCTCTTGACTGTTGGCAATGTGTCATCAGGATATGATTCAGCATTGAAGTAATCACTTTGGAAACTCTTGACATTGTATCCTGAACGACGTGTGTTAAACAACAACATACCTTGTGGATACAGGTCTGGATTAGGAGCATCCAAGTCCAGGTAACTGCTGGTCAACAAACTTTCGATAGTTGGGAACGGATCCATCACAGGGTCAGTTGTGCCGTTGCCAGCCCAACGTGCATCTGCAAACAAGATACCATTTTGGCTGACTTGGTCTGTGGTGTCAACTTCAACCCATTGTGCAACACCGCTCACTAGTTCCCAACGATACAGTTTAGGATAGTTTTCTAGGTCGCTGGTGTCAATCCATAAATCACCATATGCCAATGGTGATTCTGCTGTGTCAGTTTGTGTAGTGGGCGCTGTGGCTGCAATAATAGGCCCGCTGGCATTAGTGTCGCTTAAATCATACCCGCGAACATCGTTGGTAACAGTTTGATATCCAACCCATGATCCGTCGTTCTGAATCATGATATCAGCATCGCTTACTGTACTGTAATACCACAAACGTCCGTCTACAGGATCTTGATCCGGTTCTGTGGTGCTGGCAGTGTAGGTAAAGTCTGGTGTTGTTACCCAATTGCT